GTACTCCAGCAGGGGAGTTGGTGCGAATAATCGCATCTCCACCCAACTGTAGTTCTTGAACATCGCCTGGTACAACAATTGGTGCCTGTACAGATTTCTCTGCTGCTTCCATCGCAAGTAATGCGAACCTATTACGAAGCAGTTGGATACCTAGTACGTCATCAAATTGACCACGCATCTCGCCATCTAGTGATGGACGCTTTGCTACTATCACCTGCATCTTACCAAGTGGGTTCTTGGCTTGAGATAAAACTAAATTATTCCGTGATGGAATAAATATTGTTGATTGCTCTTTATCGTAATAACGAACAATATCAATACGTGCATCTAGGTTCTGCTCATAACGGTCAGGCCCTAGTAGTTGAATCTCAAACTCAGGGTACTGTGAAACCAGTTCCGCAAGTGTAAGTGAGTATTTCTTTGCGAAGGCAATACAACGTCCGTAGCGGTCAAACTCTGGGTAAGCCCCAATCGGACTTTCTATTCGGATACGTGGTAGCCCTGCTTCTTCGTCTAATTCAACAATGAATGGGACGAAACCAAATGTGATGTATTGGTCTGCACCTTGATACATCTGCACTTGTAAATCTGAATTGCTAAAATAATTTGTTGCGATACGAGTACGCTTATCAGCAAAGACTCTTGCTCTATCTGATACTTGGTTGGCTGCAGAACAGTTTACTGCTGGCAGCGGGGCCATAACTTCTGATAGGTCACGGGCAACAATGTCAATAAAGTTTGCTACTACGTTAGCATCTACACCCTCTGGAAAGAACTCAGGATATACTTGTGATATCTGTCCTTTACGAACAGCAAGAACGTCTAGTTGTCTACGGTCTCGCTCTGATGAGCGGGAGCGTAAAGATTCTACCCTCGCTGCAATTTGACTAATTGATAACATTATATCCTAACGATAGAAAAAATTATTTATCTTAAACTGTTGCATTGTTATAAAACCATTTAGGAAACTTGTCAGCCTTCATTTAATAATTAACTGTTTCTTTCTTGCCACCTGCGGTCAGCCAGTTCTTCTTTTGTTTGTTGTTTTTTTATTATTGCTTTTTCTTCTTTAGTTTTTTTTCTATACATTTCTGCACGCTGTTGTCTAGCCAAATCTTCCCGTTGTTTTTTTTCTAATTTGGCTTTTCTTTTTGCTTCTTTCATTGCTTCTGATTCTTGAGGCTTAATAGTTTTAGGCTTTATGTTACCACTACCAGTATACATTGTACCTTGAGGCTTGTAAACTTGACCAACATTTTTTCCACCAGGGTTATATATACCGCCACTTGTTCTTGGTCTTCCTATTGCCATGTTATGTCCTTATCCGTATTGTTCGGCCCATTGCTCTGAAAAGGCTTCATCTAAGTTGATTGTGTATCTTTGCGCTGACTGTGCACGGGTTGTCCACCTATTAGATGAAAACTTCTGCAAGTGATTTGTTTGTTGCATAAACTCCCGTGCTCTAAGCACAGCAAACCATAGTGCCATAACACAGTCGGTCTTACCTCTAGTGCTTGGCTTCCAGGTAATCAACTGCTGAGTAAGAGACTTAAGTCCTTCAGAGTCAGTAGTAGATGGAAGTTCAATCATATTGTTCTTCTGGAACTTTTCTTCTCGCATGGTTCCAAACAGGGTAGACATAGATGCTACACCAAATGCTGCGTCCCACTTATTTTTGTTAGTAACATGAGATTCAAGTCTTACGCCATACATACCAAGCCATTGTCGCAAGTCATCATCTAATGAGTATGCCTTCTGGTGGGCGTTAATTTCTACTCTAAATTCTTGTGGCTTGTATTTCAATACAAGTTCTTCTATCGTACTTCTAATCTTTTGTGGGTTCGGTTCACCCATGTTAATACAATCTAAAACATATATTCTAGAATCTATTCTGTTATAGGTAACTACTACGAAGGCTGCATGAGCCTTGTCTCCCATCGCTGGGTCGAATCCAATAATTGTGTAACCTTCAACTGCAGTCGGATGTCCCACCGCCCCTTGGCGCAATGGACCTTTTCTGCGTTGCCCGTTGGTACTGCCTTGCACCAAAGCGGGTGGGAAGATGGAATCTTCTTCGACATCCTCCTGCTGATAAACTAAAGCCCATGTTGACGGTGTTACTTCACTACGTCTTTTCTTTAACGCTATCCCATCCCATTTCGGGAAGAGCCCCTCTTCGTCAGGTACGTCAGAATCCCCATCCCACGGGAGGTCCGACTTAGGCCAGAGCGTCTTCCAGTCTTTAGGGTCTTCTGAATATTCCAAAACAGCAGGCATGCCCATATAAGTAAAAGGGCTTTTACCACCAGACCAGTGTTTGGTTTCACGGAGTTCTTTATAGAAGTCTTGCGCTGCAATTCGTGTCCCTACGATTAGTAACTTGCCATTTTTACCCAGACGGGTAATAACTTCTTTTTGTAACCAGTTGATTTGCTTTTCCCACTCATGGGCGTTGGCTGTGGTTATACAGTCATCAAGTATGATGAGGTCAGCACGTGCTCCATAAATCTGCCCACCCATACCAAGCGCCTGGATGGTGGGGTCTTTCTCTGATGAATTTCGTGCATCGCTCCCAAGATAAACGGTGTCAACTCGCCAAGTGTCTGAATCCTCTTTCCAACCACCTTCGGGGCCAAAAGTTGTTTGCAACTTTAACCAGCGTGGATGGGAGAGTCTCTGCTTGATTGCGTACACGAACTCACGTGCTTTGACTAACGTTTTTGAAACCACAATTATGCGGACATTAGGATTGAGGGCGATGCGATATGTGGAGTAGTTTACGGTGACCACCGTACTCTTGGCGTGCTCAGGTGGCACGTTAACCAATAGACGGGTTGGGTCGTTCTTTTCGTAAACCATACTAGGGTGGAGCCATGAAGGCTCCCTATCTTCTAGTAAGTCAATCCAATCTTGATGGTGTGGAAATAATCTTTGATTTAAAAAAATTTGCGAGAACTGAGGGAAGTCTATTTCTTCCTTGGGGATACCTAGGGCTGCAAGGGAAGCATCCTTTGCGGTTGCCTTAGCCTCTGTTAAGTCGGCAGCAAACTTCTTATCCCTGAGGCACCAGATTCTTACTGTGTCAGGTTTCTTGCCACACATTTCCATGGCTTTGTGAACAGAGTGGCCTTCGGCCACTAGGGCTAAAACCTTAGCCTTTGCTCCTACCATAGCCAAAGATTGGGGGTTGTTTCCCCCTTTTGTAAATGTCATAGTCCTGTCCCGTTTTCATCAGTTGTAACAGTAATTAGATACAGCCTGTAACGCAAGTCCCCCAAGGACTTGCTACTGTTAAGAAAAGAAACAGCCTCTATATAGTATAATCTGTCCAAACAGGTAAAACGGACGTTTTACAAGAAAGTATTTTTTAAAGCATGCAAAAAACCTATACAAATTAGGACATATTAGGACACTGTATATAGCCATACTGGTGTACGGGAAAATCTTTTCTGCTGATACATATACTTACTCAGCCCAGTATTAATCAATCTGGGGTCAACATAGTTGACTACAGACCAGTATAGATACCTGTTGTCCTGTACAGATGGACGCTGAGCGGACAGCAGTCTTCGGCGCCAGTACAGCCAAAGATGGGCGCCTCAGTTAAAGTAAAAACCTAAAGACAAAGCATCACTGGCTGGCAGGTGGTACCTGACGACGCTAGACCAATGGTCGTAATCTGTCCTATGATTCCAGGTCAAAGGCGACGCTCCCGCTTTGTCGCCATTTGCCCCGCAAATCAAAGGCAGACCAGACAGCGATACAATTCCTTAGAATTGATATCACTGTCTTTTACTCATGACTCCTTTGATTGTATCTCCATCAGCAAAATAGCAAGCGTACTTAACAATGATTCCCGTCACGCCCTGCAGGCATGACAGTAATCACAGTTAAGTCAGTGCTTGCCATTTGAGTCACCATTAATCTATGACTGCCTGGCTGGGCTGCTGATGACGGCTCTCGATTTTGAGCATTCGAGTCTTGGCAAGCACAAGCCTCTCATAAGCGCACTCAAAATAGGCTGGCAGGCTAAAGCCTGCGTAGCCATTGCTCGAGCCTAAGATATTTGGGCGTTGCCCTTAAAATTTAAGGGTGGTTACAGAACAGGAGATAAACATGAACAACGAAATCATAGTTCAAAATCAACTTACCCTAATGAACGAATGCTTCCATTGTCAGCAACTGAATGAACTATGCGCCGACTGCCTCGATGCCAAAGAGGCACGAGACGCAGTCATCGCTCACCAACTGGTTGATGATGAGATATACGACCATGCACTGGCAAAAATCCAAGATGAGCCTTCGGCTCATGAATGGATTTCCAGTGAGGTTGTAACCAAACAAGATGTAAAGAGTGGTACCAAAACCATAAGGACGGAGTTCTTCGAACAGTCCTCATGGTTAATAGATAGAATCTTCGACCTCGATGAATCTATGGAACTAACCAAACATGAGTGCATATGCTCAGTATG